AAGGTCCCATACCATAGGTGCCAATACTGCCACCACAAGAATATTTACCCCAATTATAATCCAAACTCCAAACATATCCATCTTTGTTTCCTCTAATTGGTCGGAGATGTAGGATTCGAACCTACGACCCTCTGCTCCCAAAGCAGATGCGCTACCAGACTGCGCCAATCTCCGGATTTGGCGGAGAAGGTGAGATTCGAACTCACGGAAGTTTTACCTTCGCAGGTTTTCAAGACCTGTGCATTCAACCACTCTGCCACTTCTCCTAAAAACTTACTCTTTGTATTCTTCAAGTTTCTCTTTAAACAAAGCAACAGCTTGTTCCATGCCAGCAACTATCTTCTCTAAATCTTCCATATCGCCTTGACTAATTTTATTTTCTACAGGACGAATGTAGTATCCAATGTTGCGTTCAATAATTTCTTCCCAAGAATCTAAATCTTCCAATTCAGGTTCACATGCACCTTCACCAATATATAGTGCTCGTCTAATACCTTGTGGCTCTAAATCAACATACATGTCAACTTCAATCTGTGCTTTCATTTTCATACCTCTTCCTCAAAGTATATCCAGGATATTCGCCGTGGGATTCCCACATTTCAGTTTCTTCCCAAACCAATTCATCGCCTTCACCCCATTCCATTCGCACTAATAAATCGTCTGGAATAGGTAGAATCAATTCTCCAGTTTTGGGGTCCTCTTCAAGTATTACAGTCCAACTATTATCCATTTTTATAATACTCCCAGTCTCCAAAAATTTCGGGTGCCTGTTCGGCGGCACGTTCCATATCATACTCACCTGGGTAATGCTTCAAACAACGCCTCACTTCTTCCCATAGAGGGTTAGTAATAGCATACTCATTGTTCAGCATATCTACTAAAAGTTTACGAGTACGATTAACAGCATTACGCCTTTCATAGTTCATTGTCACTTTCATAACCCCTTAATTACACTTAATGTATCATAAAGTACACATTTGGTAGGACTGGGTGGAGTTGAACCACCGACCTTCCGCTTATAAGACGGATGCTCTAACCATTGAGCTACAGTCCTATACAAACTCTATACAGACTGCTTCGTTTTTGTCGAAATGATATCCACATGCTTTCATAAATTGTTCAAACACTTCAAGCATCTCATCTCGTGATAAATCTTTTTGCATCACATCAATAGTCACACGAGTGTTTATTGATGAGCTATGTTCATAAGGATTACATATTAATTGTATGTAAGGCTTATCTGTTTGTGGATTATCGTTAATCATTTTTCCTACCTTGTAATTGGTGCCTCGAGCCGGAGTCGAACCGGCACACCCAAACGGGCGAGAGATTTTAAGTCTCTTGTGTCTACCAATTTCACCACCGAGGCAAATTTGGCGCGCCCTCCAGGATTCGAACCTGGGACCTACGGTTTAGAAGACCGTTGTTCTATCCAACTGAACTAAGAGCGCGTAAACTCTATTTAAACAAATTGTTTTTCAAAGTTTGCAACTAACTTAGCTTGCAATCGTCGGGCTTCCTTCTCCCAAGGTTGGTCCCAATACTCAGTTCGTGAATGGTCCTTAGACTTCCAACGAGTCAACGCTGGGTCTAGTTCGTCTTTTGCAAATTGTTTTACATGAACCATTTCATGAGCTAGAGTAGATATCCAGTTGCCATATAAGGCAACGTCAATAATAAAGGTTCGCCGGTCCAGAGATTCACAAAGACCTTCACTACATTGGGAGTTGTCAACATAAAGTTTGTGGTGAAAGCGTACCTCAATAGCTGTTCGTAGACGATTTATGCCTAGTTGTTTGGCAAAATCATGTATTGCCATCAACGCATATGCCTGCAAACCAGTATCAAGTTTACCACCTCGTGGACCGGCGAATGCAACTACCATATCATTAAACTCCTGATATTAATCAAAAAGTACCAATATAAAAAAATTGAGGAACAAGAAACCGAGCAATATTATTGCCCATGCATTATTCCAAATAAATTCAGCAAGGCCGAATAAAATCTTAATTAGCCCTAGGATTAGTGCTATAGCGAACACAAATCCTAGGAATAACCCGATTAGTTCCAATCAGAATCTCCATAACTACTACCGAAACTGAAGTTCGAGCCGAGTTCACTCACATCGAAATCATCGACTGAGTCTGAATACAAAGAAAAATCTTCTGGCCTTTGTCTCGCCAGTTTCTTTGCGGCCTTGTTATTTTTGAGTTCTTCCATGGCCTTAAGAACGTCCTTATCAATTGCCATTACGCAACCTCCTTTTTTGATAGTTGATATATGAAAGCCTCTTTTAAAGTGACTGCATCGATGCGATTACGTCCACCGATGTGCCACTCATAGGAAAGCTCGGACGTGGCACGTTGACCACCATCGTAATCTTTCCAATTATAAATGGTGACATCGATACCATCTTCATCGTCGTTTTCATAAATTTTCAAACACCACTCAATGTCGACCTTGTTGTCGGCGGATGTTTCATCGTAGGTTGGTTTACCAAAGGCAAGAACCAAATCGTCGTAAGACGCATTAATGTATCCCTGAAGGGACGTACCGGAAGAACCCGGATTTTGTTCAATTGTGAATGTTGACATTTTCACTCCCATTTCCAAATTATGATACCATTATACCAAACTTCTAGTAAAAGTCAACACTTTTCGCAAACTTTTATATAATATTTTGATATAACGATATAACCAAAAGTTAGGTTAATCCTTAAAGTAGATTGACCTAGTTAAATTACCAAACATATAACTAAAATATAAGAATAAAGGAACTGCAATTGCAATCCTAATACCATCTTTAGTCATATTAATCATTTCCATAAAGGAAATAAGCCCAAATACAACTCCAAATATTACAGCAACTGCTACAATACCAAAGCCAAGGTCTTTTGCGATTTCTTTAATATTAAACTTCATAATAATTAAACTCCACTGGTCATATGTACATAACCATCTTTGCAGTCGACCAGTTTATCACCGCAAATACAGTATTCCTCTTCTTCCCTCGATGGAGCACCTACCATATCTCTAATTTGAGCTTCGGTATATCTTTGTTCTCCATCTCTTACTGAACATGCAGCAAGCAATTTAAAAGTCTTAGGGTCCATCATAATAACAACTCCTATTGTGGACCGTCAGGTAAGGCGTCAAACCTATCCTCAACGATTCTAATTAATATTTCATCTCTATCATCATCTGGGTGTAAACCAGTATCCAACACGATGTCTCTTATTTCGGGCTCTAAAAGACCTTGTTCGTCCTCTGAAATAACGTCCATGTGGATATTATCCAGAATCATATCATTATGTAAACAACTCATTTTTCCTCCTTTTCCAATTGTTTATAATACCATTATAATACTTTAACAAGCAAAAGTCAACACTTTTTGCAAATCTTTTTCTTATTAATAGATAAATCATAGTTAAATACTAACAGGAAACTGGCCCATTGTCAACACGTTGCCGAAAAAATTATTTTTTATAGGGGGTTGACTTTTGACAAGTAATATGATAGAATGGCAATTCAAATGGAGAGTACATAAGTGACACAACAGACAGAACAATTTAGAATACTGACTGCTCGACAACACGTCCGAGAGCGTATAGGTATGTATATGGGTTCTAGTTCCCGTGAACAAATAGAAAGATTTGTTTGTGGCGAATGGAAGAAAGCTGTATATGTCCCTGCCTTATCTAAAATGGTTGATGAAATATTAGATAATGCAATTGACGAGGCAATTAGAACCAACTTTAAATATTCAAATAAGATTAATGTGTCCATTGACGGAGATAAAATTACCGTCACTGATAATGGTCGCGGAATTCCACAAGATAAAATTTATGACGAAACCTCTAAAGAAGAGATTTTAAGACCTGTGGCCGCATGGACTAAGGTCAATGCTGGTACTTCATTCGACGACGAGAGAGTCACAATCGGTACCAACGGTGTTGGTTCGGCCGCGACAAACTTCCTTTCATCAAAGTTTATTGGTCGTACATGGGCTGATAACAAATATTTGGAAGTACATTGTAAAGACGGTGCTGACGAGTTAAAAATTAAAACAGGGGCCAAAGCTGGTTCGGGTACTGAAGTTTCTTTTATACCAGACTTTGACTTATTTGAAGTAGATACATTACAAGAATTAGACACAGTATCATTAATTGAAGATAGGCTGATGTCATTACAAATGGCATTCCCTGAAATTAATTTCTATTTTAATAAGAAAAGAATTAAGGTCACAGATTTAAAGAAATACGCTGCGTTATTTGATGAAACTACAATTATAGAAAAATCAGATAATCTGGCAATGTTCTTTGCTCCTTCTGAAGATGGATTCCGCTCTAATAGTTTTATAAATGGCGTGAATACTAGACAGGGTGGTAATTATGTAGATTATATTGTGAATAGTATCGTTGATGAACTTGTCACAATGATTAAGCGTAAACATAAAATCGAAGTGATGAAAACTACCATTAAAGGTGGTTTAACCTTTGTAATGTTTGCTCGTAATTTTATTAATCCAAAATTTGACAGCCAAACAAAAGAACGCTTAACAAATCCACAAAGTAATATTAAAGAACACGTTGAACAGGCTGACATTAAAGATTTCCAAGCCATCGCAAGAAAGATTTTAAATACGCCTGTTATTATTGACCCAATTATCGAGGCTCAACTTGCCAAGAAAATGGCAGCTGATAAAAGAGCTGCGACATTGGCTCAGAAAAAACTAAGAAAGGTTAAGGTTGCCAAACATATTGCCGCCAATAAGGACGATGCGACGCTCAAGATCGTGGAAGGTGACTCTGCAATGGGGTTCCTATTAAAGGTTCGCGACCCAGATAAAGTAGGTGCGTTTCCATTGCGAGGCGTAATTATGAATACATGGGATATGAAACCCGCTGATGTATTAAAGAATAAAGAATTGAGTGAATTGGTTGCTGTATTAGGTTTGGATATTAATAATCCAAATAGTGTTGATGATATGTCATATAAGTACATCGCAACACTTACTGATGCTGACCATGATGGTATTGGACATATCAGTCCATTATTAATTGCATTCTTTTATAAATTCTGGCCACGACTTTTAACTGAACAAAGAGTAATGATTACCAGAACACCAATTATGATTTCAACAAAAGGTGAAGATGTAAAATGGTTCTACACTTACGAGGAAGCTTCTTCATTTAAATCAAAAGAAAAGAATTGGAAACACAGATACATAAAAGGTCTTGGGTCATTGACAGAGGACGAATATAGTATTATAATTAATAAACCAACATACGATGTCGTGACAATGGACGACGCTGATGTATTCCAAATGATGTTTGGCAAGGATTCATCATTGCGTAAGGAGTTTATGTTTGGATAATTTGTGTTTTGAATGTGGAATGTGCTGTGATGGTACACTATTCGATCAAGTATTGGATAGAGATTATGATTCAAAAACTGGTGATATAATTGCAATACGAGATATTACCCTACCTTGTCCAAATCATATCAATATGAAATGTGCGATTTATGAAAGTCGACCAAGACGTTGCCGTGAATATAAATGTGTGGCATTGGTATGGTATGAAAGTAATGCTATCACAAAAGAGAATGCATTGAAATTAATAAATGGTGTAAAGAACGGCACAATACCTAAAGAAAGATTTATTGCCGGGAAGTATTTGGAGGAATATTATGAGTGATTTAACTGCTTTCACAAGTGAGAATACATTGGGTACAGAGTATCCTATTTCAAGTGTAGCGCGCAATGAATGGAAATCATTCGCAATGTACACTGTTGAATCTCGTGCGATTCCAAATATGATTGATGGATTAAAACCTGTTCAAAGGTTCTATTTGTACTCATCAATACTCAATAGTAAAAAAGATTTCAAAAAGGTATCGGCTGTGTCTGGTATCATTTCCGATTATGGTTATAACCACGGCGAGGCTTCGGCAGCTGGTGCTGGTCAGTTGATGGCGGCGACATGGAATAACAACATATGTTTAATTGAAGGCCGAGGTTCATTCGGTACGCGACTGGTACAAGAGGCTGGTGCGGCAAGGTATGTTTACACTCGCCTTTCAGATAACTTTAATACTTATATTAAGGATTTGGATTTATCTCCGGTTCATGATGACCCAGAACACGAACCACCTGCATTTTATCTACCAGTCATTCCTTTAGTTTTAATTAATGGAACAAAAGGTATTGCAACTGGTTTCGCTACAAATATTCTACCACATTGCCCGGAAAGTATTAGTGCTGCGTGTTTGGAATATTTGGAAACAGGTGATATTGCAAATCCTATTGATATTAAATTCCCAGAGTTCAGTGGGACTGTGGAACAAAATAAAGAAGACCCAACAAAATATATTGCGTATGGTACTTTCACTCAGCGAACAAAAACGCTACTCTCCATTACGGAAGTGCCATACGGTTTTGACAGAGAATCATATGTGAAGGTCCTTGATGCTTTGGAAGATGATGGCGACATTGTTTCCTATGAGGACCTATGTGATAAAACTGGTTTCAGGTTTGAAGTAAAACTGAAACAAAATACCTCGGCAAAATGGTCTCGATCTAAAATTATTAGTAAATTTAAATTGAGTAAACCTTTTGCCCAAAATTTAACTGTAATTGATTACGATGGTAAACTACGCGAATATGATGACGCAAGACAACTGATTAAGGATTTTTGTGATTATCGTTTAGGTATTTTACAGAAAAGAATCGATGCCCGTAAAACAGAGTTCACGGAAGAGGTTCGTTGGTTAAATGTGAAAATGGAATTTATCCAAGCTGTGGTCGATGGCCGAGTTGTATTTAAGGATAATACCAAAACACAAGTTCAGAAACAAATAATGGACGAGACATCGGCCGAAGGAGGTGACTGTGCCAGATTGCTCTCATTAGGTATCATGACTTTAACAAAAGACGAAATTGTCAAATTAAAGAAACAAATTGCTGAAACGAAACGAACCTTGAACTTTTGGAAAAAGACAAAACCCCAAGACCAATTCACAACTGACTTAGAGGAAATTTAATATGTTCCAACTTATAAAAGATTTAGCAGTAAGCACATTCGATAATGGATTTCGTATTATCAAAACACAAGATGAAGATGATAAACATTGGATATTAGACGAAACTGATATTCAGATTGGAGATATCTACGAGGTAGGTCCTAATGGGTATTTTGAATTAGTACAAAGGCGCAATGAAATATCTTAATAAGCATCTCAATGTAGAAGGTTTATCACTTAATGACATCAATACTCTCTATCACGAGTTCTTTCATAGGAAGGATTATGAATGGTGGCGTGATGTTGAGCCTCTTGATGTTGTGGTTGATATTGGTGCTTGTGTGGGCTTTTTTACATGTCATGCTCTTGACCGTGGGGCTCACAGGATATATGCTATTGAACCTTCACGAGCTCATCTTCAAACGCTCTTAAAAAATACATCAGCATACTTTATAGACAATGGGGAATTACCAGTTGTACCGATACACGCCGCTATAGGAAGCGATAGAGAACATTATCAGAATGTCTTTACTAATAATACAGACACTTCATTTAGAGTAATGAATTTTGCAGAGTGTATGACAGAGTATGACATTTCTTGGATTGATTATCTTAAAATAGACTGTGAAGGTGGCGAGTATGACATTTTTAAAGAATCAAATATGGAATACCTAACAAATTCTGTGGGTCATATCGCTGTGGAATTCCATGTCACAAATCCTTGGCAAGTCAAACAATGGGTTCGCGTAAGAGATACATTACTTCAGCAATTTGATACTGACCAAATAAGATTTTTAGAACACGAAGATCGAGAGAACGCCTTTAATGATTTCTTTTTATATAATGGAAATAAAACTGATTGGTGTTCTTTTATGCTCTATATTAGTAATTAGTAATATAAACCATAAACTCTTTTGGTAAAAGTTTCAAAGGAGTATCACTTAACATTTTTTCTCTTAAAGATTCATCTTGGAATCTGAGCCTATTCGAATCATTAAATGGTTTGAGAATCTTGTGTCTAAACTCAATATATCTTTCATAAGCTCCATACTGTGCATCAATATGTACATTAATTGCAGAATGGCGAACATGGCTTGACAGGTAATCTGTATGTTCAACAAGAAAATTAAGTTCTGCTCCCTCTGCATCTATCTTTAGAAAATCAATATGCTTTAAATCATATTTGTCAACCAATTCTCGTAATGACATTAATTTAGGTTCTTCGTCATCAGAGTTTTTACTCTTATAAACATTAGACAAATCAATATCTGATTTACCGATTGCCGCATTAATAGGAACGACTCTAGGACTTTCTGTGTCCATAAAGTATTCGCCTACATTTTTAATTGCAGTTTTAAGTAATTGTTTATTAGGTTCAATCATATAAACCTTTTCGGCACCAGCGTCTAATGCTTTTGCAGAAAACATACCAGTTCCCGCTCCAATATCAACTACGATATCGTCTGGTAGTACTTCATACCACCAATCATATTTTTTATCAACGAAAAATGTGTGATGTAAGCGAGCAACCTCATTAATTGATAGGTCGTCGGTGTCCATTTCATAGGAAAAGCTTTTGATTCTCATGTTGTACCTCAGCGTTATAAATAATGTAAACCAATAAATTTATTTATCAGGATTTGTTATGCCCGAAATTATTAACAATTATTTATCCCCAGCTTCGTTTACTGTTTCAATAGACAGAATGCCGAATGTTGAGTTTTTTACACAGTCGGTTTCAATTCCGGGTGTATCTGCATCTCCTGTCGAATTAAATACTCCCTTAAGAACATTTTATGCTCAACAAGACAAATTGACATATGATGATTTAACTCTTCAGTTCATTGTTGACGAAGAGATGAATAACTACACAGAAGTACTACGATGGTTGGAAGGTTTAGGGTTTCCAGAAAGTACCGACCAACATAAAAATTACGTCGCTGATAACACATTGGAATCTGACATATCAGTTGTAATTACAAATAGCCATAAAAATCCTAATATGAAATTTACTTTTAAAAATGCTTTTCCAGTATCATTAGGAAGTATTGATTTAAATGTAAGTACACAAGATATTTCTTATGCAACATGTGATGTGACTTTTAGATATGGTTCTTTCCAAATAGAAAACATCTAAACGGTTGACATTTCAAACCTTTCGTGATATAATAGTACTAAAATAGTATTAGGAATTATACAATATGAATACAGATGACATTTCAAAAATGTGGGCTGATGACGCTCCTATTGACGAGACCAATCTAGTTGGTGAGAGTAAAAAAATCCCACTCCTACATAGCAAATACTACAGCTTTTATTACAAAGAAGTATTGCGCGTTAAAAAGTTAAAAGCAGAATATAAAGAGCTTGAGAGATTAAAGCGTGAATACTATGATGGTAGTATGGACGAAATTACATTAAAAGAGCAAGGTTGGAAGCCTTTTCAGCTCAA